TGGATCAACACCAAGTGCTGGGTTTGAACGTAGAGTAGTTCCATCGTCAGTAGTACCCAATCTTCTACCAAATATTGTAGTAAAGATTGTTTTGTAAACTCCAAAGATTTCTTCAGTTACACTTGTATTAATTCCTGTTACATCTTTTATTCTGGCTGATATTTGTGATTCAATTGTAACTTCTCCTTGAAAGTAAAAACCAGCAGAGTGAAGTGTTTGTGTATATGAGTCTCTCCAGTCATTAATTGAACGACCAACTCTTACAATATAAGAATAATCTTGGTAGAGTAAACTATCTTGTATTCTCATTGATGTTTCAGAAACGTGTCCGTCTTCATTTATATAAGCACCATCCGTTGTAGCTACTACATCTACAGTTCCTGTTGCTGTGGCTTGGTCGTTTGTATAAACTGTTGCTGTTTGTAAAGATGTGCCACCTGAAATTGTAGTGTTTTCGGCAAATACTCCTGTTGCACCTGAACATTTTAAAATATTTGTATTTGTGTCTAAAGAAATAACTGTTGCTGTTACAGCATCACCATTTGAATCTTCACCTGTAATTATTTCATCAGCGATAAATCCACCTGAACGATTTTTTAAAAGTAAATAAGTAGGTAAAGTTAAAGTTGGTGGACTTGGACTATCATCATAGTTAGAACCTAACTCAATAGTTTTTATTTTTAATATTCTACCAATATTATTACTATTAGCAAAAATAGAAGCATTCGAACCACCTGAAGATGTTATTGTTAAAGATGGAATAGAAATATATCCAAACCCTGGATAAACTACTCTTACATCCGTTATATCACCAACACCTGTATTACTTTCTTGTACAATTTTATTACCTGTGTATGAATCACCTCTTATTGTTTCATCCTCTAAAACAATATGTTCTTCACTTTCGGTAAATGTACCCTCTTGTATAAAATAATCATTTATAACTTGTTCATCAGCACTTGTAAATTCTTCTTGTATTAATAACCCACCATCTTCTAAAATTAACATTTCATCAATATCACCATCCTCTAACCTAAAACTATTTTTTCCTTCAAATGAACTTTCTTGTAATAATTTACCACCACTATTATCTTCTAATTCAAAATTAAAGTCTGTAGCGTCTTCAGGTGCTATACCACCATTTACAACTGAAACCTTAGCAGTAGCATTACCAGAACTAAAAATAATAGTATCATCAATTTCATATCCTGAACCACCATTTTCTACAATTACTTCTGAAATCGAACCTGATCCTATATCATCAACTTGAATTATAGCATCGTTACCACCTCCAACTACAGAAACAGTATCGCCAATGTTATAAAATAATCCATCGTTTGTTATTTCTTTTGTGGTTATGATGCCTTGAATTTTACAAGTTACTAAAACATCTTCGTTTGTATTATCTGTACCTCTAATATTTTGTCCTGCTACAAAAGTACCTACAATTGTATCTTCACCTAAAATAATTTCAACAACAGTTTCACCACCAATTTCATATTTAAATACGTTTTCTACAATTGCTGTCGCTTCATTTATATTACTATCACCTGGATTATTTGGTTGAGTAATTGTTTGTCCTATTAAATTAGTAGCATTAGAAGTTCCAATTTCAGTACATCTAATAACTTTTTGAGTATCCCATTTTCCATCAGACACTCTTAAAACATTTTCTTTAGGAAATCTTATTTCAGCATTTTCATTAAATAATAATTTAAAAAATATTTCACTTGCACGTTTAGTACCTTTTGCTCGATAAAGTGATTTAATATTTTTGATTAGTTTTCTTTTATCTATTCCTTCTGTTAAGGTATCAGGTATAGATTGTAAAAACGCATTTCTAAATTTTGTTAAAAAACTTTGAATAGTTTTGTCTGGATCAGGATAATCTAAAAGTTGTTGTATATTTTGAATTGGATTTGCTTTGTATGTAGCAATAGTTGCTTCAGCATTTGAAGTTGATCCTATAATTAATTCACCGATAATAAATTTATTTTGATGTGATATAAACAAACGAGAACCTGCGTCTATATCTTCTACTAATACGGTCGCTGTTGCACCTGAAGTTTGGCCTGTAATTGTTTCACCATTTATAAAATCACCATAACTTGTGTCTTCTAAAAGTATTCTATCTCCACTATCATCTTTTTGTTGATTTGTACCACTTAACTGTAAAAAGTTATTGGTGTCAGTTTGAGTTTCTAATTGAATGTGGTCGGGGTCACCAATATTTGTTAAAGTTAGTTCAGCAGATTCTAAAAATTTGTAATACTCTTTTACAAACTCCATAAAATATGGATGGTCTTCAAGCACAAAGTCTGGTGCTTGTTGACTTATAAGATAGGAAAGTTTGTCTTTAAAATCAGCCATTAGGTACTGTAACTTGATGTTGTTGTGTAACCAACACCAGCGTTAGCAGAACCACCAACTAGAGTATCTGGTAATACTGTAATACTGCTGTTAGCAACATCTATATTTAAAATTTGATTTCTAACAGGTACAATATCATTTGAATTTGGTTGTACTGTTAATTCTATTACAGATGAAGCAGAACCTCTAATATTTTCTATTGATGAAATATTAACTGAATTGATAGTGATTTGTCCAGTAGCATAATTAACTGTACCTGCATTAGTATCAGCATATGTTCTTACTGAACCTACAAGATAATATCTTCTTAAATTGCCAACACCATCGTCATCAAAAAAATAAATGTTTGTTGCATCTCCACTAACTTTAAATCCAGTAGAACTTAAAATACCACCTTCAGCGGATCTATGTCCTGAATGTGGATTGTATAATGCGTTTGAAAAGTTAACTGAATAATTAATAGAAGTTCCAATTGTTGGAGTAAATGTTTTTCTAACTCTTAATGTTGTAATGTTTGATAAAATGCTTGAGTCAGCATCATCAATTATTTCTAAAACTTTTGAATATCTAAAAATATTATCAAACTGATTTAAAGTATTATTATTATAGTTTGTTAAAGCATCTGTTACATCCGTTTTAATTGTGTCAGCGGTTTTAGATGTTGCCTTTTGGTCGTATTTTACAGTTGCTGTTAGTAATAAAGTTGTTGTTTCTGGATCCAAAATTACAGGTGTTACAGAAGCAACTGAATATTTTTTTAATTCTGTTATAATAGATTGTTTAGTAGTTTCAGTTAAAGTAGAACCTGTTTTTGGATTAATAGATATATAAACTCTTCCATAAAAAGGTGTTTCAGCATCTTCACCACCCCAAGCAGAAATAGATTTTACATTAGCATACAAATCTATTACTTTTGCTTTATAATCTTCAATTGTTACAGCACGGTCTTGAGCCGCATATGATTTAGGTGCATTAAATTTTATACTTGCATTAGTTTCTGGATCAGAACCATTAGCTGCATTTGAATTTACAGATAGTGTTGTGTCACTAAATCCACCAACATTACCTGCAAGTGTAAAAGAACTTGCACCATTAGCAGCAGTTTTGTTTGTTACCACATATTTTAATCTTACAATATTACCATCATCAAGTGCTTTACCAATTACTCCGTCACCAAAATATATTTCAAATTTTCCATCTTCTGCCTCTTGTAAAAAATATACCTTTGAGGTTCCATTTAATTCTGTTATTGAAGTTGCTTTTGTATATGTTGATGTTGTTGTATCACCAGCACTATTTTGTATTGTAACTTTTAAAGTAGATAAATCAGCATTTGCTGACGGTATGATAAATCTTTGGTCGACATCACTTTCATTGTTTGTATATGAAAAGGTAATATATGTGCCTTCGTAAATTTTTATATTTGAAAAAGTGTAAACTCCATCAACAGGTGTTATTGTGTGGTCGTCAATAGTTACAAATGAATAAGTTGTTCCATCTATTGAAGTTGTAAATCTTGTTCCAGTATCCATAGTTAATGAAGCTCCAGTAGCATCATTAACAACTAAATTTATATCAGCATATGATGCTCTAGCAGAATTAGGAGTATATCCTAATGCCTTTGCTAAAGATACGATACTGTTTCTTAAATCAGCACTATCAATAAACATTTCATTTGCTAAAATGTTTGCGTTGTATGATAGATAGTGTGTATTGTATGCTAATAAGTCCAAAAGAACTGACATACCTGATCCTTCAAAGTCATAATCTTTGAATTGACTTTGATTGGACAAAAATGTTTTTAGATTTGCTTTAATAGCATCAAAATCTAATTGTGAAATATTTAATTTATGACTTGACATTTTATCTTAACCTTTGTAAATAAACTGTTACGTCTGTTGGCTCTGGTGAGTTTAAGACATAAAAAGATATTGTTACAACATACTCATTTCTATCAGCTTGGTCATTAACAATAACATCTACTAATCCCGCTCTTGGTTCAAAATTATTAATTACTTCAGCAATTCTATCCTTTAATAAAACTGCTGTTAATGGTGAAACATTTTCAAATAACAAATCTCTAACTGAACTTCCTATTTCTGGATGAAAAGGTCTTTCAAAACGATTTGTTAAAACTAAATTTCTAACA